AAAGCAGGCTCTTTTATCGAAGTTGATCAGCAGACAGCAAACATTCTTTTCAATAGCGACAAGGCAAAAGTTGCAGTTGATAAGGAAGTTGCTTCTCATCCCGAAGCGGCCCCCACTTGTCCACCCAAGACCCCCTCGAAAAGAGGACGTTCCAAAACTCCTGGAGAACAACAATGACAATTCTTTCTGTTGGGCTGGAAAAGCTTTCGCACTTTGCTTTAGCACCAACAGCTTCACGCACCTCTGCACTTAACGGCACTGCTGTTGACTTGAATGACTACGAAGGTGACATCTGCGTAATTCTCGATGTCGAGAATGGCGGAACATCAACTTTGGATGTCAAGATTCAGTCTGCAGACACTTCCGGCGGAACGTATTCTGATGTTACCGACGCTGCGTTTACTCAGGTAAGCACAAGCGCCAGCAAGCAGACTCTTGTTTTCCCAAAGGGGAGCGCCAAGCGTTTTATCAAAGCTGTTTCGACAGTATCCACTTCAACTCACACCTATAGCGTCAATGCTTTTGGTGCTTTGAAGTACGCCTGATAGCTGTACATGCCCGGTTTGTCCGGGCTTTTCTCATGGCATTTGCTGAAGATTTAAGCGTTTTTTTGAGCAGTGCTGATTTTGCTGTTCCTGTTACGGCTGGGTCCACTTCAGGGCTAGGGATATTGGACATGCCAAGCGAGATCATTGCTGACGGAGTTGTTCTAACAACTGATTATAAGTTGACGTGTGAATCTTCAAAGTTCGGGGGTTTGCTGCACAGCGATTCAGTATCAGTTGATGGATCCGACTACACTGTCAGAAGCGCGAACCTCATCGACGATGGGAAATTCGTTGAGTTAATGCTGATGAAGAATTGATGACTGTTGAAATCGGCTACTTCGCAGACAATTCCAAGAACATTTACTTTTGGGATCCTCTCACTGCTGATGGATCAACTCCTGCGGTAAAGCTTGCGGGTGTGAACTATGTGTTTGTTCATAAAATTGTGGGTGGGAATATAACTGTTATAGATGAAGGCTCTTTGAATGGGACTGATTGGTTCAAGCTTGAGTCTCATTCTCACTCTGGTAGCGGTACTGATGCCCACTTTTATTCCAACAGTCCCGTCCTTTATGTCCGGTGCACTGTGAGCAATATAGGTAATGGCGAAGAGTTCCAAGGTTCTGTGATGTGTGATTGATGACTACTAGACGCGAACAAATCCTGTCACAGATTGCTACGACGCTGGCCAGTACTGCTGGCGTTAGTGGGAGGGTGTACAGGTCAAGAGTGACAGCGGCTGCAAGGGCTGAGACTCCAATGATCGTCATCGAGCCAGTGAATGACGTTGCGCAGCAGCAAACATCACTGCCAAAGCTTGACTGGACAATGCGCGTAAGGGTCGTCGTAATTACTCGATCCACGACTCCCTATACGGATGCTGATTCAGTAATTGAATCGATGCACTCAAAGCTTATGGCTGATCTGACAGTTGGAGGATACGCGATCGATGTGCAGCCTGTTCTAACAAGTTTTGAATTTCTTGATGCTGATCAACCTGCTGGTGTGTTTTCCAATGAGTACGACGTTAAATACAGAACTCAGGTAGCAGACCTTACTGTCTACTAAGGTTTAAGCAGTCGCAAGGATTACGATGAAAGACGAGTACAGCGGTCAAGGTGGGTCGTATTTAATCGATCCAGAAACCGGAAAACGCACTCTGATCAAGCGAACACTTCCCGCCGACACCCCACAAGAAAATGGCACCACTTCTTCTACGGAAACGACTAATCCTGGTGGAACTAGAGTCCAGCTACGGAGTCGATCCGACTCCAACCGGAACCGACGCGGTTTTGGTGAGGGACTTGAACATCACTCCACAGCAGAGTGATGTCGTTAATTGCGATCTGATCCGTCCTTATTTGGGCGCTTCTGAGCAGCTGCTTGCCAACACTCGCGTTGAGTGTACTTTTAGTGTTGAGCTTGCTGGCTCTGGCACTGCTGGCACTGCTCCGCAGTACGGCAAGGCACTGCAGGCTTGCGGCCTTAGTGAAACTGTTGCTGCTGGTACGTCAGTAACGTATGCGCCAGTTAGCTCATCATTCAGTTCAGTCACTATCCACTACAACATTGATGGTGTTCGCCACAAAGTGACTGGTGCCAGAGGAACATTTACTCTGAACACCTCTGTGGGCGAGATTCCCTCCATCGATTTCACGATGACGGGTATCTACAACGCTCCTGATGATTCAGCACTGCCGAGCGTTACTTACGCAAACCAGGCAACACCGCTGATCTTCAAGAACGGCAACACAGACACCTTCTCCTTGCTTTCTTACTCTGGCTGCTTGCAGTCGTTGAGCATGGACATCGGCAACACGGTCGTGTATCGCGAGTTGATTGGCTGCGACAAGGAAGTGATCATTACTGATCGCAACGCAAGCGGTTCTGTGAGTATTGAAATGATTTCAATCGCTACGAAGGACTACTTCACCGCTGCATTGACTGACAGCACGCTGGGTAACTTGACGTTCCAGCACGGCACCACGGCTGGAAACATTGTTGATTTTGCTAGCACCCAAGTCGATATTGGAGACGTGAGCTACGGGGATCAAGACGGCATTGCGATGCTGAACATCCCATACACCGCGATTCCATCAACAGCGGGCAATGACGAGTTCAGTTTGGTGTACACTTGATTTGAGGGAGCCAAGCCCTCTGGAGAAAAGCGCAATGGCCGTGTTGGAGAGCACGGCCTTTTTTATTGCTGTAAGCTAATTGCAGTTAAATTCACTCAATGGCATTCGTTCGGAAAAAGGTCAAAACTTTTAAGTGGCCTGTAACCGTGGAAGAGCCTGCTGATGGTGGAGTCTTTGATGAATCCACTTTTGACGCAGTGTTCAAGCGCGTACCACGTTCTGAGTTCCAGAAGCTTGCAGACAAGGGTGATCTTGACTTGCTCAAAGCAGTCATGACCGGATGGGAGGGAATTGAAGACGAAGACGGCAAACCGTTGCCGTTCTCCCAGGCAGCAATGAAAGAATTTGCCGATGATCCGTATTGGATTCGTGGTGTCTTGAAGGCATACACCGAAACTTTTGAAGGCGCAAAACTGGGAAACTAAAAGATGCCGTCAAGTATTGGGCGAATGGCGGCAAAAGGATAGAGGACAAAAGTGGTGATGACGCAGCGGCATTTGGATTGAAGCCGCAGCGTCAGGCCGCTCCTGAAGAGGAGCACTTTGAGGTGTGGGAAGAAAATTGGGATGCGTTGATGATGTTCTTGCGAATGCAAACGCAATGGACCGTAACGATGGGAGGTTACGTTGGATTGAAATATGAGGTGTTGCTAGGTGCGTCAGGACTGATGTCCCTTTATGATGTAGAGAATCCCCGTGAGATGCTGGAGAGCCTTCAAGTAATGGAAGCTGCTGCACTCTCTGAGCTGAACAAGAAAGATGCCAAGTAAGACTGTTCAACCGATAGCCATTGAACTTGGCATTAAGGGCGGCGAAAAACTTGCGGCATTAAATAGATCATTCCGAGATTTATCGAAGCAGACAAAATTGTCTGATCGAGATATTAATCAAGCGACCAAAGATATTGTTAAGTTTGCCAAAGAGGTCGGGAATAGCGAAGCGACAATAAAAGGTCAAATCAAGGCGTTTGAAGGCTTGCGCGAACAGGCCGCTATGGGCGGCAAGGTTTATCGCGAGCTTGGTGTAAGCATCGGCAATCTTAAGTCAACCCTTCGTGGGTCATCTGAGGCTGTCGAGCGCAAAAGGTTAAGTCTTGTAAATCTAGGCTCTGCCTCGAAGAACAGCGCGAAAGATCTGCAGTATGCAATTACTCAGCTTGAAAAATTAAGATCAAAAGTAAGAGAAGATTCTGTTGCGTTTTTGCAGCTTGGCAAAGATATTAAAAACCTGAACGTCAGTCTGAAAGAGGTGGAGATCAGTTCTGGTAAGGCGCGTTTTGCAATAAACACGATTATCTCCGCCAAGCCGGAAAAAATTACTGGACAGATTGAAAAACTCAACGCTTCGATTGCCAGCGGAACCCTTAATGCGGAAGATCTGAACGTAGCATTGCGCAAGCTTGAACTATTAAGGGTCGGCGCTGAAAGAGGACCAATTGCGTTTCGGACGAACGTGTTCTCTTCTGAGCTTGGCGTTGATTACTTCGCTCGACTAAAGAAAGAATACGGCGATCTTGAAAAAACTCAAGCGACAATCTCTCAAAGGATCTCCGAAGTCAACAAAGAGCTTACAAACGTAACTGGATACGAGCGCCGTCGAGCTTTGACCGTTGAACTTATTCAGCTAAATAAAGATTTACAAAATGCAATTGTCAACGTAACCACCAAGGAACAGTTCCAAGCAATGGCCATCCGTCAGCGAATGGGTGGCGCTCGCGAGTCGTATTCCCAGTCTGGCTTTGGCGCGTTTTCTGCCAGTATCCGCCAGAGATCTGCTGCCGGTGAATTTACGCCTGGGATGCAGCGAGCAAAAGAAAGAGCAAGAAATCAGATTGTTGATGAAGGTGCAGTTACCGAGGCAACTGAATTATTCCAGCTCTGGTCTGAGGCTTACGAGAAGATCGAAGGAGCTGCGAGAAATCACAAGAGCGAAATGCTTCGCATTCAGACCGAAAAAAACAAACTTTTAATAGAACAGCAAGACGTTGCGAGCGGTGAATTGATAAGTAAAAACGCTGAAGCTTTTGACAAGGAACTTGCGCTCTTTGACCAAAAACTTGCATCAAGGGATAGGGGCAGGCAAAGAACTAGTGCTATAAAGTCGATGCTTGGCTTAAGTGGAGTGGATTTAAGTCCGCTTTACGAGGGCATTGTCGGGATTGGATCCTCTAGGCAAAAAGGACAGCAGGCAAGAATGGGGCGCACTTCTCAGGGCGCTTTATCGGACATTATCAACGTATTCAATAGCGACCTGGAGAGAACAGGTGACGGTTTTCTGGATTCGGAAAAGAAGCTTAGAGAGTCTGCGATTGAGTTTGCTGGAGGTTCAAAAAAAGTTCGTCAAAGATTTGAAAAAATAGCTTTAGGGAAAACCCCTGTAAGCATGTTCCCTCAAACTGGGGAGTCATCCTCTCAGTATAAAAAACGCCTAGAAGGCTTTTCTTTAGGCATAAAATCTTTTATTGATAACTTGAAAAAAACTGGAAACGGATTTCTTGAATCTGAAAAAAGCCTTAGGGATGCAGCTATTAAGTTTTCGGGTGATAGTCGTGATGTGTCGGAAGCCTTTAGGAATGTCCCTCTAGGGAAAACGCCTACATCGATGCTGCCTGGGTCAAAAGAAACTCCTGCTTCCTATGTTGACAGGATTCGCGGTTTTTCGGATCCAAAAGTCCCAGAATTCTCAAGTTTTAGAAAAGGCACTATTCGAGAGCTTAATCTGGTCAAGCAGTCTCTTGAAGAACTTAGACTGGATCTTGACCCACTAGCTGTTACAGCGAAAGAAACAGAAAGGAAAATCACAAAGAGCATTAGGAACGTAGACAAAGAGCTTGAAAAACGCAATCGCACTCGCCGCAAATTCTCCCCCGGCAAAGCAGCCCAGGTTGCTGGTGCAACGATTTCAGGCGGAATCTTTGGTGGTCCTGAAGGATTTCTTGGTGGCGCAATTGGTGGTGCGGTTGGTGGTGTTGGC